CCGTGAGGAAGCCTATGAATGGCTACGTCAAAAAGGTCACGATGACATAATAAAAAATACAATCGCCTGTCAATTTGGGCGAGGGGAGGATGACCAAGCATCTGCGTTTCATGCTTTTGCTTCTAAAGAAGGTTTTCCTACAGAGCAGAAAACAGAAATCCATTCGGGTACTTTACGCGCTTGGGTTAAAGATCGCGTTGAAAATGGGGAAGAGTTTCCCATGGAATTATTTGGCGCGTGGGTAGGACAAAGAGCCGTAATTAAGAGGAGTAAATAACATGGCGAATGTAACAAAAGGCGGTGGAACCGCAGTAATGGACCCGAATCTATTTGAAGCAGATGCAGGGTTGGGTATGGAAAACCTTGGTCAGGAGGATCTGGCGCTTCCGTTTCTTAAAATATTGTCTGGGTTAGATCCGCTCTTGGATCAAAACGAGGACGCCCGTAAAGGTGATATATACAATACCGTGAGCGGACAGGTCTATAAAGGTAAGGACGGCATAAAGGTTGTGCCTTGCGCTTATCAACGAAAGTTTATTCAATGGCAACCGCGGGGCAAAGGCTCTGGCGCACCTATGAATATTTTTTCAGCGACGGACAAACTTCCCGAAGTCAAGCGTGATCCTGATGATAACAAGGATTATGTTGTTGGCGGGGAAGGAGATTACATTGAGGAAACACATCAACACTTTGTTGTTCTTGTGCATCCTGACGGGTCTGCGGAAACAGCTTTGATTGCTATGAAAGCAACGCAGTTAAAAAAGTCTCGTAAATGGAACTCTATGATTTCTTCCACAGTAATTAATGGAAAGAACGGACCTTTTCAAGCACCGCGGTGCTCTCATATATATCATTTAAAAACTCTGTCGGAAGAGAACTCAAAGGGTTCTTGGCACGGTTGGGAAATGTCAAGGGAGGGACCAATACAGGATGTAAACCTGTACAGTCAGTGTAAGGCATTTGCCCAATCTGTCATAGAAGGTGATGTGGTTGTTAAGCATCAGGATGATTCGCAAACGGAAACAACTGACGCACCGTTCTAATCATTCCGCGGTGACTTCGGTCACCGCGCTACCTTCGGAGATCCAACATGATAATAAAAAGATTTTCAGCCATCTTTGATGGTCTGCACGAAGCATACGGGACGTACGTTGTCAACAAACAGCAGGCCAATGGCAAGAATACAGGAAAAGCAGCGATCCTTCGTGAACCGCGGACCACGAAACTGTGGGAGGGACATCTATCAGGCAAAGGTAATTCAATTGGTATTATACCAATCAACGAGGACAATAACTGTGTGTGGGGGTGTATTGATATTGATCAGTATCCCCTTGACCACAAGGTTCTCATAGAAAAAATACGAAAGCTTAAACTTCCCATGATCGTATGCCGATCCAAGTCGGGAGGCGCCCATTGTTTTTTGTTTGCAAGTAACTGGGTTGAAGCCAAGGATATGCAGAAGTCCCTGCAAAACATTTCATCCGCATTGGGCTACGGGGAAAGCGAAATATTTCCAAAGCAAATAAAGCTACACCTAGACCGTGGTGACGTCGGTAACTTTCTTAACTTACCTTATTACAACCATGAAGAGGGCTTGCGGTATGCAATCAAGGACGATGGAACGGCAGCTACTTTAGAAGAGTTTTTTGAGTTCTATGAACAATACAAACAGACGCCCGAACAAATACAAAAGCTTCAGATAACAGAAACCACGGACAACCCTATTAAGGACGGACCGCCGTGTCTACAGCATCTTGTAACAGAACGTATAAGTGAGGGCGGACGCAACAACGGTTTATTTAATATTGGGGTGTACTTACGCAAGGCGTTTCCCGACAGTTGGGAGAGCGAGATATTAACATATAATATGCAGTATCTTGACCCGCCCTTGCCCTTGGGAGAAGTTAATCTGGTGGCAAAGCAGTTGGAGCGCAAGGATTACGCCTACAAATGTTCTGACGCTCCTATCAATGCTCATTGCAACAAGGAGTTATGCCGAACGCGAAAGTTTGGTGTTGGGGCAGCTGTACAGGGAGCAACCGTTGCAAACTTACGCAAGTATAATTCAACGCCTCCTGTGTGGTTTATGGACGTTAACGGCGAACCACTTGAACTTGATACGGATGCCTTATTAAGTCAGCCTGTCTTTCAACGCGCCTGCATGGAGCAGTTGAACTTTATGCCCCGCTCCGTTGCCAAGAACCAATGGGAGGGTCGTATATCGGCTTTGCTTTCGGAAATGCGTGAAAACGAATCAGCCATTGTTGAGGTTGCCGTTGATGCAAGTACAAGCGGGCAGTTTTATGATTACTTGGAAGAGTTTTGCCGTCATTTACAACAAGCACAGGACAAAGAAGAGATCTTGCTTCGTCGCCCATGGACCTGTGAAGACAGCAATTTGACGTATTTTCGATTACGAGATTTTGAGGGCTTTTTAAAGAAAAACAAATTCTTTGAATATAAGAGCCACAAGATAGCGCAAAGACTGCGCGATATAAACGGCGAGAGTGTCGTTTTAAAAATTAAAGGAAGGGCGGTGCGGGTTTGGTCTATTCCTGCTTTTGAAAATGCAGATGTAGATCTTTCCCCACCCGACTTTGGTAAAGAACAGGAGATACCATTCTAATGTTAAAAGCAGATGGATTTGATGATGCCGTGATTGGCATTGGACAGAGGTGCGGGCAGAAAGACATAATTGTTTACGACGCTCTGAAGTGCATAAAAATTATGGTGGAAAGAGATGGAATAATCTTTGAGGAAGCCAGAGAGTTTTTTGAGTTTAATACGTTGGGAGCATGGGTTGGAGAAACGACTCCAATTTTTGTCTGGAAGAGAACAATGGAGGAAATAGATGATGAGCAACGAGTCGAGTAGAAACTACGATATATATGTAAAGAGAACGCGCTTTGGAATGACGTACAGAGCCATTGGCAAGGAATATAATATGTCTCGACAATGCGTTCATACCATTGTCAAACGGTTAAAAAATAAAGGGTATGAAAATATATTAAGTAACAAAAGACCCGAAGTTATGAGCGATCTTATGCTTTCCAAACGTTTGATTACGTTTCTTAAACGAAAAGATTATTATGATTTATCAATTGATGACTTTCTTTCTACGGTTACAAAGACCGAATTGTCTACTTGTCCAAATTTAAGCATTAAATCTCTTTTAGAATTAATAGAGGCTTTGTCTTTTAAGGGTCAAAAAATAAAATTTTTAAAAGATTTTGTAGAAAGATGGAAGAAAAACTATACTCATGTTTAGAATATTTGGACCACCGGGTACGGGAAAAACAACAACGCTGTTAAATATGGTTGACGACGCCTTGGAAAGGGGCGTTCCGTCCAACACCATAGCTTTCCTTGCCTTTACCCGAAAGGCAGCCAACGAAGCAAAAGAACGTGCGGTTGAGCGGTTCAAGCTTGATCCAAAGAACGATCTTCCTTACTTTCGCACTCTGCATAGTCTTGCTTTACAAATGTCGGACATACAAAAAGACCAGATTATGCAACCCGAAAATTACAAGGAACTGTCTCACTCTATGGGTGTTGCGTTGCAGACCCAGACAAAAACAGATTTCTCAGAAGATATAACAGACTTATCATCAAACAGCGATCCGATCTTAGGTTTAATTAACCTTGCCCGTCTTCGGAAAGTAGATTTACGGGAGCAATATAACGAAAGCCGTATTGAATACGATTGGAATACCGTCAACTATGTAGACAAATGTCTTAAAGAATATAAAAAATCCTACCATCTTTTTGATTTTACGGATATGCTTGATGCGTTTATAGAAAACGCCGAAGAGAATTGTCCCCGCTTTTCGCTGACCTTTTTGGACGAAGCGCAGGACTTGTCCCCGTTACAGTGGGACATTGCCCACATACTGGACGCCAAATCACAAAAGATGTACGCAGCCGGTGATGATGATCAAGCCATATACCGTTGGGCAGGCGCCGACGTTGACGCTTTTATAAATCTGGACGGGTCGAGCGAAACCCTGTCTCAGTCCCACCGTGTACCTAAATCCATACATTTTCTAGCGGAAAAGGTTGCACGGCGTATTCATCGCCGATTTCCAAAGAAATACAAAGCGCGGGACACTCTGGGTTTGGTTTCGCGCATAGATTCTGTTAATTCAATTACCATGGACGACGGCTCTTGGCTCATCATGTCTCAGGCAGGTTATACACTCAATCCTGTCACAGCCGATTTAAGGGGTCTGGGCTATCTGTTTACCTATCGGGGACACAGGAGCATATCCACAAGCATTACCACCGCTGTAAACGGTTGGAACCGCCTTAGAGAGGGAGACGAAGTGTCTGGTGAAGTTGCGAAGAAGATTTACAGTTATATGTCGCTCAATACCCGCGTCAAACGTGGCTTTAAAAAGCTAACGGGTATACTGGACGATGAATTTATGACATTGTCGGTCTTGCAGGAAAGATGCGGTCTTTTAGCTACAGAAAATATGGAATGGTTTGACGCTATGGATAAACTGCCAGAACTGGACAGGGCTTACATTCTAAAGTTATTACGCAAGGGCGAGGATTTTAACAAACCGCCCCGCATTACGGTATCCACGATCCACGGAGCAAAAGGAGGCGAAGCCGACAACGTTGTGTTGTTTACAGATTTATCTCCTGCTGCTGAAGAGGATATGAGGATAAACCCTGACGATATGCACAGGGTTTTTTACGTCGGAGTCACAAGAACAAAAGATAAATTATATATAGTTGACGCAGA